CTTCACCGACGAACGAGCCGGCGATGGTCGGCGTGCGTGATCGCGTTGGGATGATGATCTTGCCGTTGCGACCAAAACTCAGCGTGAGGCCGGCCGCCGACAGCGGCGCAAAGATCGATTGCACCTGCAGCAGTTGCATAAAGTCCACGACGATCTGCTGCACCAGTTCGGCCGCCCAACCCACCGTCGTGGTCATCGCAAGGGAACTGGCCGCCTTGGACTGCCACTCGAGCACCGATTTGGTCGCCTCGTCGTCGCCATAGACGGCGCGGCGAATGTCGTCGAGCGGCTTGCGGTCGCGATGTGCCAGGATTTGACACGTTCCCGCGCGCACCAAGAAATCGAGCGGCGACACCTTTTTCGCCGCCACGCTAAACGGGCGCGGCTGCGTCATCGCCGTGGTGCCGTTGATCACCGCCGGAACCGATGAGCGGGTTACAACCGCGCGCCCGCCGTCCTCGCTGGCGGCCCCGAGAAGCTTCTCGGATTCGCGCAGCGACTCGAGCGTGCGCTCGCCTTTGACGATGTCGTCATTGAGCGATTGCCGCGCCTCAAGATCGGCGTCGGTCACGTTGTTGTCGTCGGATTTCTCCAGATGGGCCGACAGCTTGTCGCGCGAGGCGAGCAAGCGTTGTTCGGCGTCCTTGATACGTTGTGCAAGCGTCGACATGGTTTTGCCTTGTGATGTGGTCGTGACATCTCGGCGTGCTTGCCGTTGCACCGACGAACGCCGCGCGGTGTCTTTGTCGCCGTGCTTGGCGAACACCATGCGGATCGTGTCGTCGGAAACTTTCAGACTCTTGGCGATGGCCAACGCATTCGGGTTGGCCGGGATCGAAACCAGCGAGGTCTCGACCAATTCCTGTTTCAGGTATTTGAACGGGCCGAAAAAATCGTCGGCCTTGGAGTCCATTGTTTTTTTCTCGATGGGCACAAAGCCGACCGACACCGCGCGCAATATCCCGGCCTCGACCAGCTTGCGAATCTCGTCGATGCGCTCGCTGGTGCCCGCCGGGGCCAATTGCAGATGGCCGCGCAGCGCGCCGTCCTTGACGTGCAAGCCCTTCCAATTGCCGATGGGAAAGCTCGAGCTGTGGCCGAACAGCGCGATAGGGTTTTTCTTGAAATTGTCGAGCGCCCAACCATCCGCCGCGATCACGTCGCCGTAACGATCCGGCGTCTCGTCGCTCAAGATGAAATCGAGGCCGTCGGCTTTCGAGGCGTGGCTGGTCTTATGCACCACGGTGCTGTCGCCGCTGCGATTATCCCATGCAAGTTGACACTCGTCCTCGTCGACGCCCTCGTCGTCGGTGCAGCGCGACATGAACTCGTAATAGCTCTCATCGTCCTCGGGCTCGATCTCGGTTTGGCGTCGCAGCGCGGCGGCTTTTGTCATGGGGCCCTCAGAATTTGGTGAACACGACCATCAGGATTGCGACGACGACCAGCGTCAGCACGATCACGCCAAAGGCGTGTTTGGTCACAGCTTGGTGCCGAGCCCACCGGCGGCAGCGTCGGTGTCGACCGCGATGGCAAACTTGCAATCCTCGCGCTGCACCACCGGCGCGTCGCGCGAGCCCGAGCGCAATTTCAGGAACGCCACCGAGCGGACCCATCGCCGCGAAATGAAGACCGCGCTGTCGGGCTGCACCGGCACGGTGATCTCGTCGCCGTCGTCGTCGAACAGGTCGTTGAAAAAATTGCCGTCGGTCGACACCTGAAACGTCAGGTTCGCCTCGGTGAACTCTTGCGGCACGGTGATCCGCACGATTTCGCCCGACGAGCAATCGACGCCGTCGGACAGAGATTCACCCCGGGCGATGGTCGGGCCGTCGATGATTGCGAGAGGCATTTTTAGATCTCCATTTTTGATCGTTTCAACTTGCGCGCGCGTGTGCGCGTGACGCTGCGAAAAGCATGAATGCAAATTATTTTCGTTGAGCTATTTCGGAATCGCACACGTGATCGTTAACGAATCCGCGCCGCGGTTTGGTTCGCGCAGCACGTGTGTTGTGTTGTTTGGTAAAATTATTTTGTCGCGTGATCGTCACGCGGCGAATAACAAAGGACGCAACCGATGACTCTGCAACGTATCGAAACGCAATTAGCCGACGCGCGTAAACAACTCGACCGGGCGATAGCGCAACGCGACGCCGCCATCAGCGGCATCATCAAGTCGAGCGACAAGATCAAAACCGCGCAGCGGGCACTCACGCGTTTGGAAAAGCGCCGCCGCGAAACCCGCGCCGAGGAACAAGCCGCGCGCAAGGCAACGGCAAAGCGAACGGCAGAGGATGGCCCGATCCCGGCGCTTTAGAAAAACAACGGCGGCGGTTGTCCGAGGAGACCGCCGCCGCCACCGTCGGCCAAGGCGAAACCGATCAGCGTTCACCGTGCCCACCAAGCAAAGAGCCGGGGACGCCGATCTAGGCCGACGATCTCACTAGACTGACGGCGAGTGTTTAGGCCACCGCGCCAGCGCGGGAAACTCGACCTCAACCTCGTCGTCGGTATCGATGCCGAGATATTCCATCAAACCAAAACTGATGTCGGCGACCCGCCCGGTGCTTTCATGCGGGCCCCAATCGGCGGGCCAAGCGCGAAACCGCCGCCCGGTCTTTGGCGCGGTGACCAGCGCGACGTGTTTCATGCTCGCCAGGAACGTCTTGGAATATTCATCGTAATTCCAGCGGCACGCAATGAACGGCACCGACGGGTTGAGCCGCCGCGCCAGCCCTGTGGTGTTGGGCGGCTGCGTTGCGAGGAACAGATGCGGCGCTGTCTCAACCTCATAGATGAAAGCGAGCCCTTCCGACGACGAGACTCCAATGTCCTCGGGGCCGCCGAACCAGCTCACCAAACCGCGTAGCACCATCGTTTTCATTGGCTATCATCCGACCAGCGTGTCGATGTCGACGGTGGGGCGCATCCGGCTGCGCGCCCGGTAGCCCATCAGCATCGCCAGCGCCACCGCGCCATCGATGCGGAATCGGCTCTTGTCCTTGTCGAGCTTGCGACCGCCCGCCGGGTCCATCACCGCGACCGCGTTCGCCATGTTCCAATTCAAGCAAGGGTTATTCGGATGAACGAGCTTGCGCTCGACCACGGCGCTTTCCAGCGCATCGATGGCCGGGGCCATGTCCTTGAAGCCTTGGCCCCACGGCACCAAGCGCAAGCCCGAGCGCGGCAGCGTCGTCACCGGCTGGCCGACATCGGGCTCGGGCTCGGCCTTGTGTGCCTCAAACCCGATATGATCGAACTCGCGCAACAGGTCTTCGATCCGCCAGCGGTCATAGACCAGCGCCCGCACGCGGTAGCGCCCGCTTAGCTCGGCGATCCGCCGGGCGATGGCGGCTTTATCAATAGACCGCCCGTCGGTGATCTCGATATGTCCAGCGTCTTTCCATTCGACGTAGCGATAGTTGCCGTTGCCGAAATCGCGAAAGCTTTGCTCGGCGAGCTGGCCGCCGGGCTTCCAGAAAAACGGCTGGACCCGCGCGACATCATCCGCCGAGCCCATGAGCAAAGCCGACAGGTCGAGCGTGTTCGATAGGTCGAGCGCAAGGAAAACATCCTCCCCGGGTTCAAACGCGACAGCACCGGCGCACGCCATCCACTCGGCGCGGCTGATCAGGATCGAGGCCGGGGAAACTCGCTGGTTCAAAAGTAAGTTGCGGACCTTGGGTTCGTCGGCGGGCATCCGCTTGGCCTTGCCGATCGCCGCCGCCAGATCGGCGCGGTCGCGGAACGTGCCGAGCGCCGGGTTTGCCTGTTTCCATTGCCGCTGATCGCCAAGGTCGCAATCCTCGTCGGCGGCGTGCAGATGGCAGACGATGCTCGGATCATGCCCGGCCAAACCGTCGTCGATCAATTGCGAAAGGATATGTTCGGGATCGTTGCTCTGCGTCGAGATCGTAATAAACAGCGGCTCGGCGCGCGCCCCGAATGACGTGTCAAGCACGTCATAGAGGTCGCGATTTTTCGCTTGCGCCAGCTCGTCATAGATCACCACGCTCGGCAAATAACCGTGCTTGGTCCCGGCCTCTGCCGAGATCGCGCGATAGACCGAGCCGGTCGAGCGCCCGATCATGGTCTTGGTCGATTTGACGATGTCGAGTTGCAGCAACAACTCAGGCTCGCGCTCGACGATCTGCCGCGCAAACTTATAGATGATCGCGGCTTGGTCGCGGTCGTTGGCGGCGCTGTATATCTCGCCGTTGTTGATCCGCTCGGGCCCGATCAGATGTGCCAACACAATG